ATACCAGTTTGTTAGATAAGCATGAAGTCGGGTGTTTCTCTCCCCTAAAAAAACGGACAGTTCCTCAGCACAGGCTGTAACTGCGGACTGCCATTTAAAGTTTCCATCCTCTTCATTGAGGAACGATATCTCAGCACGTTTGAGTTCTTGTATAAGTGCCTCCTCGGTGATGTCCTCTTCAACTACACTGACATTAAGTTCCTCAAGCATCCATCTTATTATATCAATAGGCTCACCTTTTCTGGAATGCCCGGACGGCCCTACAAGTATAACATAGAGGTTTGGATACACACAAGTGTGCCCCCATACCATATAGACTTTTCTCTGCAAACAAGAGGCGATACAGCTAACACCCGCCCATGTATGATAGGAAGTTGGGCTCTCGCTGTTATCTACATACTCTAAATAAGAAGATAGCCAATCATCTAACTGCCGCTTTGCCATCCAGCATTACTTCTTTCACTGAGTCGGCAACAGCCGACAGGTCTTCGTCTAATACGCACTCATGCATATCGCCCCAGTCTGTTCCGATTTTCATTGTAGTTCCTATATAAAATTCTCGGCTATTGTATACACATAAGGGGTTCATGTAATCCAGGCCTATTTTGACGACATCGTTGGCTACTTGTTTATAGTTCTTCTTACTAAGTTCTGTTTGATATGTTACAGAGTCGTGAGTCTGCGCAAGGAGTTCATAACAGTCAAGCGCTGGGTTATTGAAAGTCTTGACCATCCCAATGCGAGTAATATCGAAAACTGTGCTTTGGGGGAGAAAAGAATAAGCGGCATCCCATAGTTCAGGTCCCCACGCATCCATAAATCTGCGTTTCCTGCCAAAGCAGTTAGTAAGCGTTCTATCATCCCTGAGGGACGATTGTACCGTCTTGTGCCAGATCTTGATAGACGGGTATGCCTGCCTGTGATAGAGAGTAACGATTCTCTCTGCCTCACGTTCTTCAATCTCGTTTTCAAGTGCAAATCTCCTATATTTCATATCATAGTTCAGGCCGTGATTGCTCTTCTTTCCCATTTGACGTATAGAGAAGATGCGAGGCATGAACCAATCATCGTCTATCTCTGATGCCAGCGTTTCACGAAGTTCCGATATGGTATCGGGGTCTGTGTTCTGCCCCACAACCTTCGACTCCTTCTCGACGAAGTCATAAGGGGCTCTGCTGATGAGTGATCCTGTAACAGTATGTGGTGATTTTCCGCTATCTATAACCTCAAGCATATTTGCATCACCAGATAGATATGCAACAACAACCCACTCTGCACCTGCCTTGTCAAGTTCAATGAGTACTTTCACTTGTCTGTCCTTCGCCCGTTATTGATTGGCCAAAAGATACTATGATGCTACCTACTATCTGTATAATAGCATCGTCGCTTGTTATTTCAGTTTGCTTACGAACATCCTCTTCTATTGCCTGAGCTAGTCCAACCATAGAGGCGGCTAGCTCAGGTGTTGGAGTATACTTGGCTGTCATTATTTGAGTTGTTTCGGCCATCAGTCCCTCGCTACCAAGAATCCCTTGAACTCGGGATGTAGGTTTTGTAGATTCATACCAGTTCCGAAGATGGTCTTACTGCTGGATAGTCTGCCGGTGGTTGTTCCACGCGGATTATAGCTACATCTAACACGCTCGTCCTTATCGTATTCGACTTCAAGATACGTTCCAGATAGTTTATTGAGGCTCCTGAGTTCTTGGACAAGTTTTGCTTCAGGGTATCTAAATCTCCTAAAAATTCTGGACATAGCCTTATCATCAGTCGTAGGTCTACCTGTAGATCGACTAACGTAAGGCTTGTGTCCCTTGTGGGAATAGAAGTACTCCTGGCATTGTTTAGGACTCGCCGGATTGAACGGATAATCTGCCACCTTTTCCAACTCATCTTCCCTCTCCTTTATCTTCTTTTGCACCTCAATCTTAGTCTCCTTCAGCCGATCAACATCTACTGCTATACCCCTAGTCATCATGTATAATAGGCAGGGGAACATATCAACAGTGTCTTTATAACACTGCCAGTATTCCCCCTCCTTCATCATTGGTTTGAATACATCCCAAAGTTCATCAGCAACAGCACTATCTTTCGCATTATACTCCCAGAATTTCTCTAAATCTACCCACGGCTTGCTCCAGAGTTTCCCATCGTCCTTGTAGTATGGTTCCCTTGTGTGCATACTGCATAGGAAATCCAATCCCTTTGGGAAATCTGGAAACATTATATGGTGGGCAATCATAGTATCTCCAACTGGTCCAGATGTATGTATATTCATCTGTTGCAGGAGGAAAGAGATATCGAATATTAGATTCTGGCCTATCTTTAATATCTCCTCGTTTCCAAGTATCGTCGAGATTAGTAGCCATATCTGTTCCTCCTGTTCTAGTGTCCATCTATTCTTACCCCCTTCTACAACAAAGGGAATACAGATTGCGTCGGTTGCCTTCTTCGTAAATGATATACAGGACACTTGGTGGTTAAGAACTTCTATATCGAACGCAGTCCTTTCCTGCTTTGCTACATCTCTTAGATACTCCCCGACGTCATTGAAGGAGGGATCTATTAAGAAATTACGTTTAGTTAAGTTTCTCTTTGGACTGTCGCTTTCTTGTCTTGCCCTGTCTAGATCGCTTATTAGCAAGTGTCTCCACAGATACTGTCCTCTTAAACAAGCCGCGGGGTGAACAGTCGGGACAAGTTTCCTGTGGTTCGCCATCTCCGTGCCACTCAATATGGAGCCCCGCCATTTCATTATTCTTGAATCCCCGAACACTACAGAGAGTGCTGTACCGCCAAGAGGTACCACCACATTTGCACTCGAATTTGATAGTCGCTCGAAGCACGGCTTTGCGGCTTCTGCTCCTATCTCCGTTAGTCCAGTTTTCGCCGTCCATAGAATGTCTCCATCTCTATCTGTTATATTCCCACTCTTACCCTTGTTTACTTCAAACTCGAAGACGTTAAGTAAATAGCACTCTCTACGAACAATCTTAGCCGGGTGTAGGGATTGATCTAAGAGTTGTCCTGACGGCCCAACGAGGGGACGCCCCTGCCGCATTTCAGCGCGGGCAGGGGCTTCTGCAAGTATGCAGATTTTGCTAGTAGGGTAGCCTTCTTCATAAGGGGTTGTCATTCTACTTCTTCTTCCTTCTCCTGATCCCTGAACACTGCGTTCACGAATCTATTCTTAGTCATCTTATCAACGTCCCATCCGTAGCCCTTCATATTTTCCTTATAACAAGCTCTCAAAGTTACACCCGACCCAAGGAAGGGTACACATATAAGAGCGCCTGGATAAGCACAAGTCCTCAATATTTCTAACATGAGTTCGACGGGACGTTCTGTAGGATGTATCTTATCCTGAGGTGGTACAGGGTTGAAGTTGAATACATTACTCCTCCCTGCTTGCCTTAGTTTAGGCATACCCTTTCTACATAGAAAGAAAGGCTCATAGCTTGAGCCAAGCATAGTATCAGGGCTTGCCGTCTGTCCAGCTTGTCCCTTAATCCATACAGCAGGTATATCACCAACCTTAAATCCTGCTTCCTTTAGTGTTTCCTTCACTATAGAGTACCATTCTGGCCCAAACCACCAGACCATGAATGAATTAGATGACATTATTCGGAAGCACTCTGTTGCTACTGTCTTTAGGAAGTTGGGATAATCCTTAGCGTCGATTTCATTGTAGTTATCCATCTGCTTGAGGTCTTGATTACGATCCTTACGCTTATGGAGTTCAACCGCATAGGGTGGATCAACCTCGACGAAGTGACAAACATTTGGATTTGCTTTCTTTAATCCCTCAATAGCATCACCAACCTTGTAGTGGTTCTGTGCATATTTAGCGGCTCCTATTAACTCTCCGCCTGCTTTCTCTTTTATACTTTCTGTTATTAATTCCTCTTCTATCTTCTTATACTGTTTCCAGGCTTCATCCTGAGTTCTACACTCTGCAAGATCTGGTATAAATTCCATTGCTTCTGCTAATTGCAGACGCCGTCCAGACGCACCCTTACTAGTACCCAAATACTCAACGTGCTGTCGCTGGCTCCAATCAGGATCTTCCTCCTGCTTTATCTGAAATATTTCTTGTTCCAGCTTGGCCCTTTCGTCCCACGTAAAGTCCTTACGACAGACGTTTTCAATGAGTTCGATCTCTCGCGCTGACAGCTTTCCAGATACTTTCTGTATAACAGCTGGGATGGATTTGAGTTCAGCAGCTTTAGCCGCTTTGAGCCTTCGCTCCCCGGCCAGTAGGTGCATTTCCTCATCAACAGAAATAGGTTGTAGTATGCCCACTTCCTTAATTGATGCGGTAAGTTCTTCAATGTCCCCCATATCTTCACGAAAACGATCACCTATCTTTATTTCGTCTAACTTAAGTTGCCTCACCTTCATTTAACTGCTCCTTCAGGCTAGACAGCAGTTTGTTTCTTTCCTCTGCTGTAAGATTTTCAAACTGTCTAGCAAACTTGCCATGCTTATCCTGCTCACGTTTCTTTGTAACAGTAACAGCGTGTTTGCTTATCTTTCTATCTTCTCGTATCTCCCTTAGCTTAGCCAGACGTTCAGTGTCTGACATACTCTCTAGGGATTTCTTTAGTATAGCTAGCTTGTTCATTTCTTCTTCTCTTTATACGTTATCTGAAAGTCGCCGTCCAGTAAAGCCCCGTATATCATGGAGCCATACTTCTCGGCGGCATCGAGTATCCTTTCTAAAAGTATCGCTAGTATACGCGTCCTGACGCCCCAAGGCATAGCCTCAGCTTTTTCCTGTAATCTTCTGGGAATGTTAAAGGAGATGCGGACGTCATCTCTTTCTTCTTTCTTAGCCATCTCTTATTCTCCTGCTTATTAGTTTGGTAAATACGCCAAATGAATATTGTGTCCACAATGGCGCGGACGGCGCGGTATATGTAGGGTGCCGACCCCAGTGAACAGCACAAAATTCATGGGAATATTGTGCCACATATACCGTTATTCGCCGTCCACTAAACCCTACCTTGGTTATTGATTCGCAACGCCAGATCTGAGAGCGCCGAGACCTAATGCTGTTAACAATATCTGGGCATTTTCCCAGACACCTTGGAACGCCGCTACATCACCTGTTAGCGCGTTTATCAGACCTACAAGGAGCATAAGGACTGCTACAATATAAGTCTTTTTACCTTGCAAGAAAGTCATGTTTGCCTCCAAGATAGAAGCCCTTAGCTATCGGACTCTCACTAAGGACAAGTGGGACTGCGGGCTAAAGGAAGCCTGTCCGACCACTTCTCTTTGGGCCTCTATTATTCGACCCTTGGCAGACGTAGTTTATTGTTTGGAATCCCCTCGAACTCATCCATTACTATTAGACAATTTCCAGTTGCTCCAACAATATCCTCACTGTTTACACCATTTTTCTCAAAAGGGATAGTGAATATTTTCAAGAATCGGGTGATATTTCTCATTTTGCCCCGGCGCTGTTCTGCGTCGTCTCCCTCGTTAGGGAAAGTGAGGTAGTGAAAGACAACTCCCGGATTGCTAACTTCCGAGTTTTCTATAGATAGTATAATACGGATCTGATCCGATGTGTCCGCCTTATTCCTACCGTCTGTTGCATCGGCGATACGGAGATCATAGTTCCCTTCAGGGACTACCTCATCTTCGTATTCATCACCAAGTCCTTTTACTTCGATAAACGGCATTTTCTGTTCTCCTAGTTCTAGTTGTGTTTAAGTATCTTTGCTATGCCCGACTTTTGGGCGTCGGAGAAGTCGTCTATGGTTACGTCTACAAACATCTCCAATCCGCTGATACTAGAGCGAATACACTGTAGGCCACGCGTTTCAGGCATGGTCTGAATAACAAACTTTGGCTTCTTCTCCTCAGATCTTGAGTGACACATCCAGATCTGAGTAAACATCAACGGTATCATGGTCTTAGCACTTCCGGCTAGATTAAGCTGTGTTGTTATCTTTTTAGTAAGCTCATCCTGCCACTCTGTTATGTGCCCAGTACAGAGTACGTTTACACCTTCTGATGTTATGGAACGAAATAGATCTGATATTTTGGAACCAACTATTCGGTAGTCAGCGAGTTCTTCTACTGCACCGAATCTGTTGTTGATGTATAACTGTCGGTCGAAGCAAGCCCTCTGGAGGAATGTGATGGAGTCAAAGCAGACCCAATCATAATTAGAGAAAAATCCATCCGCGGCCTTCTCCGCCAGACTTTCACACCAGTCAATGTAGACCCTCGGCTCACGCTTACTGCTTGGACGGTCAGAAGGCTTTGCATCGCGATTAAACTTCTTTATCGTGACGTCAAGTTCTGCCGTGTCAGGGAGCCACTCCTCAAAGTCTACATCTGCTCCCATTAGTGAACGCTTTGCGTTGGGATCGAACAAGTAGGCAAATACCTTACCGGGTAGGGTACGGATAAGAGTTGTCTTACCCGAACCTGTCTGCCCGACAAGAAGTATATTTTCAAAGCCAACGTCTGTTATATTCTTTGCGTTTTCAACCATAGTTTCCTCTTAATTGCAGAATGTGAACTCTCCAACAGTATTACAAGTCTCTGTTCTTCCACCCCACTGGTCGGTGTGATTTATGAAAGAGGCTTTTGTCGGCCCACTGTGTGACCATGTTGACCAAGGCTCATTGCCCCATATACCTCTTTTCTGCTTATACCCAGTGTCAGCTTCCCAAGGAGAGCTTTCTCCTGACAACGCTCCTCCTCCACCACCAATAGCTATCGTTAGTGGAACATTAAAGAGGCGGGAGTAGTCAACCACTGCTCCATCCGAGAACACAGCGCATCCTGTGTTAAGGAACAGTACCCATATTAAGAAGCTCGTAGTGACAAGAATATTATTCATACTTCTCTCCTTTATTAGCTACTTCTTCAGTCCGATCTTGTCAAGTTCTAGCCTATCGAATGGACTCCAGGGATCTTGGACATACCCATCAGGAGTTTCGTGACCTTGTGGATTAGACCAAGATTTGCACAGATCAATATAAGGGCAGTTCCGTGCGAAGTCTTGGCATGAGTTTGTGCACTTGGGGAACGCCGCCATGTAGGGTTCTTGCCCTGTACTATCTGGCATCGCTTCCCAATTACCTTTTATTTGGTCTATGAAGTATCTTGTCTCCCACAGCCATGCGTCGAGTTGGGCTGTTTGTCTCTCGATAGGTATGAATATGAAGCCGTCGTGGACTTTCTTATGAACCAAGGCTCCATCTATCCATACTGATTTTAGATCGTCTCCGTAGAGCATATGTCCACCGTGGAGGTAGCCGTCCACCTGCGAGTTGGGGGAGAACTGATCCAGGAAGGTATTCCTGAATATCCCCTTAACAGAATAGAGTGTGGTGGTCTTGTGCTCTATAATAATTACATCCTTACCTTTACGAACCACCTTGTCCAGCCGTCCGACGTAGAATAGTTCTTGGTTATCGGGATCGAGCGGGACTGCGAAGGGTTGCTCAACAGCGATAAGTTCACACTTGGACATGAAATCCCTTCTTTGCAGTAAGTATTCATAGAGCATTTCCTTAGCATTAAACGGGGTTCGCGGTTCTAAGCTTTGTATCTCATCACCAGTCATATCGTCTGGATGAGGTGCGCCTTCTTCTACCCAGGTCTTGATGAAGCCCTCATAGGCGGCTTGTACAACCTCTTGATCGCCCATTTTTGGGGCATCTTTAGTAGTTAAAGGCCACATCTCATCCATAGCAGAATGCCAGGAGCTACCAAATACTAGGGGAGGCGACCACCGTCCCGATGGGACTAGATCAATAGCGTGTCTAAAATAGTATTTCCTAGGACAGACACGAAACTCTTGGACGCGGGTGTTATCGAAAAATTGATCCTTCATTAGCAGGGTTCCTTTTTCTAGATGTTAGAATTGTTATTATTGGTTATTTTACGCGCTTTTTATCTTAGATGCAACAACTTTTTTTACGCTTCACATGATGTGGAACCAGTGATTGGGTCAATGCGACAGGCAGCATTTTCGTCGCTATCTACAGCAAGTATGCCAAACTTCTTGCCATTTAGATTAAAGGTAGTGCATCCTTTTGCACCGCCTTTGTACGCTTTAAGGTATAGTCCTTTAAATTCATCGTAGGTTATTTGACCCTTCTTCCTCTTATCAGTTCCGTTAACGCCGGCGACGTTGCAGGTCTTAGACACCGCACTATCAATATACTTCTGTGCCGCACATAAGACATTAACATGGTCCTCTCCGCTTACTTCATATGTTGTCCTACCCTTGACGTTATGAAAGGCGTAGGCGTAGTCCTTAAGCTGCACCTCTACCTGTCCTTCTGGCATATTGACAAGACGCTTTTGTTCAAGGCTATAGGGTGGCTC